GGTTATTCGCACCCCCGTAAAAGTCTAGTGATAGGTTTTCTCAATCAGTCTTTTGTATCCCATAGGCAAAAGCTAACTGCTTAAAATTTAAGCAACTGTGCATGAATACTTGTGTTGCAGGTTTTTCGTGGTTCAGTTAGGATTGACTCAGAAAACAAAGAAAGTTGCTTAAAAAATAGGCAACTGCTTAAAAAATAGGCAACTGGAGAAGTGATGATTGTTAACAAGAAGCAACTGGCTGACATCATTGGTCGTTCTGAGGAATGGCTGACGCAGATGCAGAAGGACAGTACCTTTCCTATCTTGAACAAGCGCAAGGGAAGGGGTGGTTCGGACTACGAAACCTCGGATGTGATTGCTTGGATGGAGCGCAAGAAGGTTGGCGACCTGATTGGCAACCAAGACGCTATTGACCTGGAAGAGGGAAAACGGCGTAAGATGGCGGCAGAGGCTGGCATGGCAGAGCTAGAACTCTTAAAGGAGCAGGGCAGGGTTGTGGAGATCGAGCGAGTTGCTGACGAGATTGGTGAGCAGCTATCGAACTTCCGTGCCAAGATGTTGTCTATCCCGTCAAAGGTGGCTGGACTTGTCTACACTGCGAAAGACATCAAAGAAATCAAAGGCATCCTTGACGATGCTATCTATGAGGCTCTAAATGAAGTTGCCGGAATCAATCAAGAGGATTCAGCAGGACTCACTGAGGAGAGCGATCTCGACTCAGATGAGGAAGCGTTTGAAACCTCCACCGAGGCTGACGGTCAGTGAGTGGGCTGATACTTTCCGCAAGTTAAGTCCCGAGGCTTCTGCTGAACCGGGTTCTTGGAAGACATCTCGGGCTGAGTACCAGCGTGGGATCATGGACGCTATCTCTGACCCTGCGATTGAGACAGTTGTCTTGATGATGGGCGCTCAGATGGGCAAATCGGAGTGTTTGAATAATGTCGTTGGATACCATATCGCTCAAGACCCAAGTCCAATCTTGGTTGTCCAACCTACGCTCGACATGGCTCAAACATGGTCAAAAGACCGTTTGGCTCCTATGCTACGTGACACTCCTGCTTTGCAAGGTCTTGTCAAAGACCCTCGGAGTCGGGATTCAGGGAACACTACTTTGCATAAGAGTTTTCCTGGAGGTCACGTTACGGGTTGTGGGGCTAACAGTCCTGCTTCTCTTGCTTCCCGTCCTATTCGTATTGTTTTGTGTGACGAGGTTGACCGATTTCCTGTATCGGCTGGCTCAGAGGGTGATCCCGTAACGCTGGCTCGTAAACGCTCGGCTACCTTCTGGAACCGCAAGATCATCCTTGTTTCTACCCCTACTAACAAGGGGGCTTCAAGGATTGAACAGGCTTATGAAGAATCAGACAAACGGCTTTATTACATTCCTTGTCACGATTGTGGTCATGAGCAGACGCTCAAGTGGAGCCAAGTTCAGTTTGATGCTGATCGGCCTGAGAGTGCTGGTTACGCTTGTGAGTCGTGCGGCTCTATTTGGGACGATGCAAGCCGTGCTCGTGCTGTTCGCCGTGGTGAGTGGAGGGCTACTGAGAAGTTCTCCAAGACCGCTGGATTCTGTGTTTCTGGACTGTATTCACCTTGGATTTCTCTGGAAGACGCAGTTCGTGACTTCCTTGCAGCAAGAAAGCAACCTTCGACCTTGAGGGTTTGGGTTAACACATACCTTGCTGAGACTTGGGAAGAAGACGGTGAAGGCGTGGATGACTACTCTCTATCGGAGAGAGCAGAGGATTGGGGTGACGTTGTTCCTGCGGATGGTCTTATCCTGACTGCTGGTGTTGACGTACAGGATGACCGACTGGAAGCAGAGATCGTTGCATGGGGCAAAGAGGAGGAATCTTGGTCTATTGCCTACAAGACGATCCATGGTGACCCGTCTGGGCCGATTGTCTGGCGAGAGTTGGACGAATTCCTTTATGGAGTGTATGAACATGAATTTGGTGAAGAAATGGTTGTCAGGGCTACTTGCATTGACTCTGGTGGTCATCACACCCAAGCTGTCTACAAGTATGTCTCGACTCGGGAAGCAAAGCGTGTTTTTGCAATCAAGGGTGTAGGCGGCGAGGGAAGGCCGATGGTTGGCAAGCCATCTAAGAACAACATTGGTAAGATCAAGTTGTTCCCTGTTGGGGTTGACACGGTGAAGGCTGAGTTATTCTCAAGATTCAAGATCACTGAGCCTGGGCCGGGTTACTGCCACTTCCCTGAAGGCCGTGACCCTGAGTATTACAAGCAACTTACTGCTGAGAAGATCAAGATCAAGTACCACAAAGGTTTTGCTCGGCGTGAGTTTGTTAAGATCAGGACTCGAAACGAGGCGCTTGACGTTCGTGTTTACGCAAAGGCTGCTTTAGCTCTGTTGAATGTCAATCTGAATGGATTGGCAATGAAAATGAGCCACCGAAAAGAGGCGCAAGAGGTGGTCAAAGAGCAAAAGCCAATACAGCGACCTAAAAATATGGGTAGCTTTGTGAACAGATGGCGTTAAAATAAGTAAAATTCATGAAACTATGGGGTGGCTATGGCTAACCTTTTCGATGTTACGCAAGCTCCAACGACTGAACCTGAAACAGTCAGTCCAGGCGACTTTCTTCAATGGAAGCGCACCGATATTGGGGCAGATTATCCAAACACTGCTTATACGGCTAGTTATGTGGCTCGTATTACTGGTGGTGGCAATACAGAGATTGCAGTAACTGGAACTGCAAGCGGCTCAGACTATTTGTTCACTGTACCAAGTGCAACATCTGACGATTTCGTTGTTGGTATATATCACTGGCAACTTGAGATTGTCCGCAAATCTGACAACAACCGCATCATCATTGACCGTGGTTATTTCACTTGCGTTGCTGACCTTGACATCAACGGTTCTGATCCTCGAACTCATGCTCAAATCATGTTGGTCAAGATTGAATCCATCTTGTCTGGCAAGGCAGATTCTGATGTTGCGAGTTACACAATCAATGGTCGCAGTTTGAACAAGATGTCTTTCAAAGATTTGCTTGATGCCCGTGATTACTACAAGCGAGAGTTCCAAAAGGAAGAGATTGCTGAACGTATCCGTAAGAAGCAAGCGACTGGCTCAACAGTTCAAGTGCGGTTTGGGAGTTAATAAATGGGTATCTTAGATATTTTCTCTCGCAAGAAACCGCTGAAGAAGCGAGCTTATGCTGGCGCAAATCAGGGTCGATTGTTTTCTGACTTTGTTGCATCTTCACGGTCTGCCGATGAGGAAATCAAAGGCGCTCTGAAGGTTTTGCGAAATCGTTGTCGTGATCTGACTCGCAACAATGCTTATGCTCGTAGATTCATCAGTCTTGCCAAAGCAAACACTGTTGGTGATCGAGGCGTTACCTTGCAGGTAAAAGCCCGAAATGACAACGGCGCTATGGACAACCTTGGCAATGACTCGATTGAGGTTGCTTGGAAGCGTTGGGGCCGCATGGGTCAATGCTCTGTTGATGGCAAGATTTCTTGGGTTGACGCACAGCGACTGTTCATTGAAAACCTTGTTCGTGATGGCGAGGTCTTGGTGCGTCTGGTGAAGTACCCAAATGACTTCCGGTTTGCGCTGGAATTCATCGAGTCTGACCTGCTAGACGAGGAATACAACGTCACACTGCCAAGCGGTAATCGTATCCGCATGGGTGTGGAGTTGGATTCTTTTAATCGTCCTGTGGCTTACCATTTGTTTACAGCGCACCCTGGAGACAACTCAACCATGTGGATGGGTAAGTCGTACAACCGCATTCCTGCTGACAAGATGATTCACGCATTCTTGCCAGAACGTGCGATGCAGACTCGTGGTGCGCCGTGGATGTCTCCTGTCATTGCTGACCTCAAGATGCTGAATGGCTATCGTGAGGCTGAATTGGTTGCTGCCCGTGTTGGCGCATCCAAGATGGGTTTCTTCACCTCTCCAACTGGTGATGGATTCACTCCTGATGACACTGACAATAAAGTGCCAATCATGGAAGCCGAACCCGGTACTTTCCACCAGTTGCCTGACGGTGTGAACTTCACTCAGTTTGACCCGACTCATCCGACTACTGCGTTTGCCGACTTTGAGAAGGCGATCTTGCGTGGCATTGCTTCTGGTCTTGGTGTTTCTTATACCTCGTTGGCAAATGACCTTGAGGGCGTAAGTTACTCGTCAATTCGTCAAGGCGCATTGGAAGACCGTGACCAGTGGAAGATTGTTCAAGACTTCCTGATTCAACACTTTGTTGAGCCTGTTTACCGTGCTTTCTTGATGAGCATCATGGAAAACTCTGTGATTAACATTCCTGCAAGCAGGTTTGACAAGTTTGCAGAGGCAACTGTTTTCCGTGCCCGTGGCTTCCAGTGGGTTGACCCGCTGAAAGAGATGAACGCTGCTGTGGTTGGTCTGCAAAACGGTTTGCTGTCGATGCAAGACATTGCAAATCAGCAAGGGCGTGATGTTGAAGAAATCTTTGACCAGATTCAGGCAGAGAAGGAAATGGCGGAGCGTTACGGTCTGTCAATGGCTTTCCAGCCGTTTGGTAACAAAGCTCCAATTCCTGCGGAGGTGACAGATGGAACTGTCTGATGCTCGCCCATATCCAAATGAACACGCCGCCCGTTTGAAAGACCCAGATCAATATGACTCATTCCGTAGGGTAAATGATGAGTTTGCCTCTGGTATTGATGCCATCTATGGCATTAAGGATGGAACGACTGAATTGCAAGCCATTCGCTTTGATAAACAGAAATATTCTGTTACAGAAGCAAAAGAGTGGTTAAAATCGCACGAATTCAATCCAATTTTGTTTGAAGAAGCATCCGAAAGGTCTGTGATGGAAAATACCATTACCGTTACTGATGAAATTGAGGAAGTGATTTCTGAGGAAGTCGTTATTCCTGAAGAAGTTGTTGCAGAACGCCGGGAGGCTCAACGCCTGACTCGTTCTGACGCAATGGAAGCTGTGGTTCAAGATGATCGCCGTGTGCAAATGGCAATCTCATCTGAAACACCTGTAGAGCGTTCTTATGGCTCTGAGGTGCTTGACCACTCTGAACAATCTATTGACCTGAGTTTCTTGAACTCTGGTCGTGCGCCCCTGCTGCTGGATCACGATCCTGAAAAGCAGATTGGGGTGATTGAATCCGTGTCCCTCGATGGCTCGGCTCGCAAGTTGCGAGCG